GGTAAAGGCAAGCTCAAGAGCAAGAACGTGTGGTATCCGCCCACGAGAATCAATCCAGACCAAGAAGACTAATGGATATTTACCTCGTAGCAAAATGGGAAGGCGGCGGCAGGACCGTCAGCACAATCCAGAAGGGGTGTGGTTCACTGGAGGACGCTTTGAAACGCTTTCAAGACAGGTGGAAGGGATACACACCCTCCACAGCCTACCACTACGCGGGGGGTGAGAGAATCAGCTTGCCTCTTCCCGCCGCAACCCCTAAACGTAGAACGCCTCCCCGGCGTAGAAAGGCACCAACGAAGACACCAACGTCATGAAGTGGCTCAAGAAACGTAAGGAGAATAAAGAGCAGGAATCGCGGCGGGCTCAACGCCGCGACAGCCTGACCAACCAAGTGTGGGCAGCTACCCTGCTTGACGTGCAAGGCAAGCCGCTTGGTAAGATCCGCCGCAAGGGCCACACGCAAGCCCTACCTTGTGGCGGTTCAGGGGTGGTCACGGGCAAAGACCGCATCAAGTCCATCCTGAAAAGCGCGGGGGGCTTCGTGGAGTGTGACGGCGGGGACATCCTACCGGTCCACAAAATTCACCGTGTAGAGATCAAAGCAGAATGAACCAATTCTTCATCGCGGACCCGCATCTGGGCCATCAGGGCATCGAGAGATTCCGAGGCATCACCACCACTAAGAACACCGAGTGGATTCTCGATGCTTGGAGGTCCAAGGTGAAGAAGCGGGATCGTGTGTGGGTGCTGGGGGATGCCGCCTTCGATGAGGATCATCTCCTTCTCTTCAAGGACCTCCCCGGCAAGTCCAAGATCCTTGTGAAAGGTAATCACGATGACCTGACCCCCACCGCCGCTCAAGCGCGGGTCTTTGACGAGATACACGGCATGGTCAAGTTCAAGGAGTTCTGGCTCACTCACTGCCCGATGCACCAACAGGAGTTGCGGGGCCGTCCAAACATCCACGGGCACGTCCATAGTTTTTCGGTCCCGGACCCCCGCTACCTAAACGCATGTGCGGAGAGACTGGAGCAGAACTTCGGTAGCCCCCTCATCTCACTGTCGCAGGTGCGGGAGCACTTCCGGAGTCAGGGGTGGAGGACTTACCGATGCAGTGTGTGCGACAGGAAGTTCTCTGCTTTCCCGAAGCTGGAAAAGGTGGAGTGCCCCGCCGCACAGTGGAGTCCTTTTTGCGCGGGGTCCATACCCGCCGAGGTCCACTGCCCCGGCAGTTAGAAAACTTTTCAACAAACCAACAACACTATGACCAAGGAACAACTACAAGAGATGGAAGATGCCGCACTGGGGCGTCTGGAGTGTGCAGCCATGAGTGGGGGAACCTCACCGGAGGCGCGGGTAGCAGCCAACGCCGCGATCCTTGCCCACTGTATCGAGTGCCGGAGGCTGGAGGCTGAGGATGACTTTGAGCGGAAGGTGGCCGAACTCGCCGCCATGCAGGAAGACTAACCCGCCGGACCTATGAACCGGTGTGAAAAGTGTGGAGACCTGCTGCCGATAGGTGCCGTGCAGTGCCTGAACAGTGGTTGCCCTAAAGCCCCCATCCCTCTATCAACTTGTTCTGACTCCTATAAGCCGTGCACTTGCGGAGCCGACTGCGACCTCCTGGAAGATGACGCAACGAAACCATGCTGGGGGCAGGTACAAGAGACAGACGAATTTCCGATAGGCGATGATGACTACGTGTGGTGGCACGCCTGCGAAGGACACCGCCTTTCGTGCGAGACGGGAGAATACACGCCGGAGCCGAGCGCATGACCCTCACCAAGACAGAGCACCTCCCGGCACTAGGCGTCACACTAGTGCAGAAGTTCCCGGAGGGGCGGGAGCCGGAGGTAGTGGTTGTCTACCAAGGAGTCGAACTGGTGGTCTTCCTGTCAAAGGATGAAGCCGCCCGCTTCGTATCAGACGAGTTTCTTGTCACAAAGTAAATATGAGTGTTGAACCACAAGAGGCCCCTGTGCGATCGCTGTATATGACGCAGGACGAGATCCTGCTGGGCATCCGAAAGCTCTACTGCCCCGAAGGGTTTGAGTGTGATATGACTTATGGAAACGGGATGTTCTGGAAGAATATCCCCCGCCCGCGACTATGCTACGACATCTCTCCCCAAAAGCCGGAGGCGGTGGAGGCCGACTCCAGATGCTTGCCGCTGGAGCCGGAGACTTTACGCAACTGCGTGTTCGACCCACCGTTCCTGACCTACGTGAAGAAGGGTCGGGCACATAAGGAGGGCAAGGTGGCGATGACCGCCCGCTTCGGGGGATACTGGCGTTACGACGAACTTGAGGACCATTACCGCGACACGATCAGCGAGGCGTGGAGGGTGTTGTTGCCGGGTGGAGTGCTGGTTATGAAATGTCAGGACATCATCCACAACCACAAGATGCACTGCACTCACTACAAGTCTGTTTATGAAGCCGGGTAAGCTGCCAGAAATCAAATAGCCTCAAACCATACCAACACCATGACACGTACACTTGCACTCAACTGGTGGATCGTCGGGGGCGCTGCCTTCGCCGTATCCGCGTGCGCCACCGCCACACTCGCAGCCATATTGAGGATGGCCAGCAAGGCAGACCAACGGGCTGCCAAAATCATGCAGGACGAAGCAGTTCGTCGCAGCAAGCTGCTTGACTAACCCGCCACGACTCACTAACGTAAAATCCTATGGACAAAGATAGCCCCTTGGGCGATTTCAAAGTAGTGGTGTTCTGCGGAGAACGCCAATCCGGTAAGAGCACCGCCGCCAACGCCATCCGCCGTCGCACCAACTGGAAGAAGCTCTCTTTCGCAGATCCCCTCTACCGCATGATGAGTGAGGCGATGTGTGAGGATGCCCGTACGGCGGACAAGGAGGAGCCGAGAAAGGAGTTGGGTGGTAAGACCCTCCGCGAAGCTCTCCAGACCCTTGGGACTGAGTGGGGGCGGGAGATGGTCTACAAGGACATCTGGCTCGACCACATGGTCAGGAGAATCACATTAGCAAAGATGGGGGGAGCGCCGGGGGTGGTCATTGACGACTGCCGCTTCCGTAATGAGTATGACGCCCTCCAGCAGTTCAACCCAACGGTCGTCAGGGTAGTTCGCCCCGGCCTCAACAACCCGGAAACCACCCACGCCTCCGAGAAGGACTGGCAGAGTTTTCCGGTGGATCGTGAAATCGTGAATGACTACTCATCGGAGGAGGAGTTCGCCAAATCCCTGTTTGCGCCATGGATGTAACCCTACCGCCGCGAGTCCGTCCAGCGCAGGACGTGTCCGACATCGCCTCCTTGGCCACTCTGGTGTGCGCCAAATCCCTCACGGGGGCGGGCGTGGAGTTGGGGGTGTTCGGGGACGGCTATATGGCCGAGAAGATGCTCAGGGATACGTCCCTGACTGAGTGGACCGCCGTGTCCCCCTTCCGTGAGTGGGATGACCACTCCTACCCGGAAGCCGGGGGAGATATTGCTCTGGAAACCCTCCGCCGCAAGACCACCAAGACCGTGCAGGGCTGTGGGGCATCCATGGTGGTTTCCCGTGCGTCCTACGCACACACCCTCTACGAGGAGGGGGATCTGGACTTCCTGTTTGTGAATATGCACCACGGTGTGGGGTGCTTGAAGGATTGGTGGCCGAAGGTGCGGGTAGGTGGTCTGCTGGTAGGGGAGGGCTATTCGGCGGAGCTGCACCAGCAGGTATCCGATACTGGTCAGGACGTGTTTATGGCGTTTCCGCTTGCAGGACCCCCACTGTGGATGGTTTATGTTTAGGCGTTATGAGTAACGAAGTAGACTCGCTAAGTGCCCAACTGGCAGCCGCCAATGCGCGGGAGGCCGCGTTATGGGAGGTCGTAGACGCTCTCCAGAACGCCCTCAAGAGGGCAGACCAAGTAGTGAACGCCACCCAACGGGACTTTATCTTGTCTCCCGCCGCACTTGGGGCCTTGCGTCTGAAGTCCGGGGGAGAACTCCCCGTGGCCCGAACCAACCGGGTGTTCAAGAACAAGGAGGGGCGCACTATCGGGGTGGAAGTGACATCCCCCTGCCTGTCCTACCCGCGCTGCTTCGGGGATTGCTCGGACGAGAACGCCGCTTCCGTCGAGATCGTATAGCCGTAGTTGAAAACTTTTCAACTGCTTGCAGTCTACCAGCTTGTCTGTTAGATAAATGGCATGAGCGACACGGTAACACCGACACGCAGACGGCCCCCCAAGCGCCGGAGGCTGCACGTAGATGGCTTGGAGGAGGAGCGTAGCAGGGAGTCCCGGATCAAGGAGGAGCGGCAGGAGCAGGAGCGCACCACCCGCAAAAAGATCATCTTCCTTGAGGAGTTTGAGGAAAAGAAGGGCAACATCAGCGTGGCCTGCAAGGCGGCGGGGATTTCCCGCACCACCTACTACGCATGGTATCGGGACGACCCCGACTTCAAGGAGTCCTGCCTATCTGTGCGGGAGGCGAGGAAGGATTGGATTGAGTCCAGCTTGGACAAGCTTATCTCGGAGGGTGACACCGCTGCCACCATCTTTGCCGCCAAGACCATTGCGCGGGACCGGGGGTATGTGGAGCAGAGGTTGCTGACCGGGGCAGACGGCGGTGCCATCCAGCACGAAACAACTGTCACCATCAAGGAGATCCAGAACGAGATGCCTGCGGAGTCCGTCATGGGCATCATGCAGACTATCGTTGAGGAGTCTCATCGGCGGCAGGAGGAAGTCACCATCCAAGAATGAGCACGGAGGAACTAACCCAGTCCCAGAAGGACGCTCAGGCGCTGGAGCACTTTCAGACGCTGGTGCGGCTGGCGAGGACCGACTTCCTAGCCTACGTCCTTCTGTTCAACAACCCCCAGACCAGCAACATCATCCTTGGGGACCTGCACAAGTTTCTGATTCGAAAGGTGCAGGGTGTGGTAGATGGGACGTGCTCGCCCTTTCAGTGCGTAAGTGTACCGCCTCAATTTGGGAAATCGACAATTTTGTCAAAGGAGGCAGTATCTTGGATGATGGGGCGCAGCCCCGGCATCAACATCGGTATGGCAGGCCACCGCTTCGACCTGATGGTGGAGTTTTCCCAAGAGGTGAAGGACCGTGTTGAGCATCCGTGGTATCAGTTGGTGTTTCCGGGGACCGGAATTATGCCAGGACGTAACAAGGCTGACTCTTGGGCTTGCGGGAACGGCTCCAGTCTCAGAGCCAAGACCGTTGGATCGAAGTTCACTGGTAACCGCGTCGACTACTTGATTCTCGATGACGTTCACGCTGGCCGGGAAGAGGCGGAATCCGAGACCCAACGCAGGCGGGTACATAACTGGTTCTTTGCTGACTGCGTCTCCCGCCTCTCGCCAGGTGCTAAAATCTTCCTAATCGGCACACGCTGGCACCCTAAGGATTTGATCGGGCATGTCACTCGTGACGAGTATGTGAATCAGCTACAAGTGGCTGGGCAGACTGAGCGTATATTTGAGGTCACCAACCTACCGGCACTTGCAGGACAGAACGACCCGCTGGGTAGGGCGGAAGGGGAGTCTCTGTTTCCTGAGGTACGTAGCACTGCGTGGCTGGAGGGTGTCCGTATGTCTATCCCGGCCTACGAGTGGGAGTCGCAGTATCAAGGCAACCCCCGCTCCATCTCGGCGGGGCAGGTGGACGTATCGAAGATCAAGCGTATCACTGCGCTGGATGTCCCCCGCAACATCCCCCGCGCTCGCGGGTGGGACTTGGCTCTGACCGAGAAGCAGACTGCCGACTTTTCGGTGGGGATGCTGTGCGCCTATGATCGGGACACTGAGGAATTTTACATAATGGATATGTTCCGCAAGAGGTTGGCTTGGCCCAAGCTGAAGCGGCAGGTTATCAACATCTCCTTGGACGACAAAGCCAAGCACAACGCCAACAAGATGGGGCTGGAGGCAGTCTCCGGCTTTGAAATCGGGTTGCAGGAGCTGCGCAAGTCCCTGCTAGGGCAGGTGTCGGTTGAGAAGAGAAACCCTCCGAAAGGAGGTAAACTGATGCGTGCGCAGGACTGGCTTAACGCCGTGGAGGCGGAACGGGTGAGTATTGTGGAGGGTAGCTGGAACAAGGACTTCTTGGACGAACTTACAGACTTTCCCAATGGAAGCGCAGATGATGCCGTTGACGCAACCAGTATTGCCTGGGAGTCACTTGTTAGGAGAGGAAAGCTCTTGTTTGCCTGAATCTATTTTTGCTGCCAACTCATTGGGGGAATTTCGACATAGTGGCGGCATCATCTCGACAGCTAGACCCGTTTTCGGTAAGTTGTGGACGCATGGCCAAGGACACTGGGCGGTTGGGGTTGGTGATCCCCTACTACAACTTCTTCAATGACAAGACACGGCTGGAGAATCTCCGCCGCACACTGGATAGCCTGTCCCCCAGCCTTCGTAAACGCACCATCGTTGCCGAAGCCTTGAGCTGTAGGTCTGACTCAGAAGCTGCAACCATGCACGAGATCGTGGATCGGGTGGAGGTCCCACGTAAGTATGGGTCAGTCTGTCAGAGGTTCTCGCTCATCAAGAAGGGGTTCTCCTTGCTGCAATCCGACCCCCACTACAGCCACTACGCATGGATGGAGCCGGGGGCAATCATCTCCGACTGCTCGTGGGACAAGGAGTGCCAAGAGTTGATGATCGAGAAGGATCTGCTGGCGGTGCAGCCATTCACTGCCGTTAGCCAGCATTCCGGAGACACCGTTACGGAGGTGCAGAGTCACGGAGTGTCGTGGGTGTATGACGCAGAGGCGTATAGGCAATCCGGAGGGACGTTTTGCCTGACGCCACTCGGTGGAGGAGATGACCTCCATTATTATGCCATGCACGGGGAGGCTGGCAGGGTGCTCGACCACTTGGCTTACGCCGCCGACTCCTACATGGAAGCAGTGAAGCTCTGGCAAACGGGGTGGTCCCTCGCCTTCGACAGGAGAATCGGAAAGCTTGATACCACTCTCGCGTCCACCTGCGCCCACCCGGAACTGCCCCCCGCGCATGACGTGATGGGCGGCAGTGACATCGTGGGCTGTATGCAGGAATTGCCGTGCGGGGCCATCCGTTGGTCCGACGACACACCGCCCAAGGTGAGGGACGCGGTGAAGGACTTTCTACGTGCCCAATAAATGCTTGCCATATCAGTATTGGCTGCCACTATCTCAGCAGTATGAGGTTTGAAACCTTTTCAACGCAGCAAGCAAGTATGCCAACACTAAGACCTACACAAGATAGGCTCGCCGTAGAGATGGATCTTCGGGAGACAGAGAGCGCGGGTGGAATCGTATTCTGTGAGCAAACGATTTCAGTAAACAAGCCCTACTGGGGGACGGTCAAGGCAGTTGGTCCGGAAGTTCAGCACTGCAAAGAGGGGGACTCGGTTTTTGTCCCGTGGGAGCTGGGGACGGCCCTCCGGCTTAACGACCGGGAGGTGGTTATTATCCGAGAGGCGCAGGTTCTTGCGAAGGGGGTGTAAGATGAACGGCTACCCTCTTTGGGCTGTTATGGCCCCCGGCATTTTTGTCTATCTCCTGCTCGGCTGGTGGTCTTGGAGAGCCTATGTAAAGTCTCCTACCGCAGAGTTGCGAGGGCGGTTGGAGGTCATCGTATTCGCCGTTTGCGGCCCTCTGGCGTGGGCGTGGTTCCTGTGGAGCCGTCCCCGCTAGGGGAAAAGGCTGGACTTTGCTTCCTTCCTGATAAAAAGTGGGGGGCCTCTAACAGGATACCTGATAGCCCATCATGAACCTTTTTCGCCACAAAACGACAATCTCAGGGGATGAGCGGACACAGGCCCTACTGAACGCCAGAATCCCAGATTCCAAGGCACGTAGGTTCATTGAAAACACACTCAAGGTCCCCATCCACCAGCTAGCCAGTAACACGGCTTACATGAAGGTGGGGTCGGAGAAGGTTTGGGCGTCTTATCGCGCCTGTGACTTGACGGCAAACATCATGCTGTCCACCCGCTTCCGAATCCGGGGGCAGAAGACGGGTACTCCGGTAGTCAACAAGGAGTTGGAGCGGCTGATGACCCAGCCCAACCCATGGGATACTTGGCAGGAGCTGATCTACCAGTGGACCTTCCACATGAAGTTGACCGGGACCGCCTATTGGTACAAAGACCAGATGGACAAGCGCGGCAGGCCACTGCATATCTATCCGCTCATCCCCCAGTTCGTAAAGCCGATCCCAGACGAGCAAAAGAAGATCGCAGGCTACATCTACGAGGTAAACGGGAAGTCCATTAAGTTTGATACGGACGAGATCATCCACTTCAAGCGCCCTCACCCCTCCGACGTAATCAAGGGGCTTGGGGACGTTGAGCCGTGCAAGGAACTCTTCCGCGAGTATATCATGCGGGGGGACCTTGAGACCCGCTTTCTCTCCAACGGGGCCATGCCCTCCGGCGTCCTTACGAAAAAAGATGCAGTGGAGGAGGAAGAGGAGTGGGCGCGGATGAAGAAGTGGTGGAGTGCCAACTACGAAGGCCGCGATAACGCAGGCAAAACGGCCTTCCTGAACGGCGATTGGTCTTACCTGAAGCTCGGACTGACGCACCAGGAGATGCAGTCCATCGACTCCGAGAAGTGGGGGGTGGAGCAAATCTTTAACGCCCACGGGGTGCCGCTCTCTTTGGCGGGTATCGAGAAGGCGTCAAACTTTTCTTGCCTCCCGGCAGGGGAGCTGGTCTCTACTCCCTTTGGACCGAAGCCTATCGAATCCTTGTCCTCAGGGGACAGCATTTACCAGTTTGACGAGCATCGTGGCAGCGTGGTTGTCCCGGTGGACGCTATTATTCCGCAACCTAATAAGGCTGAAATCTACCATATCGAGACTGATGGTAGGTCCCTCCGCGCATCCGGTAACCACCCGATCCTCTGCGTAGATCGTAAGAAGGGTAACGGTAACGCCTCCAAGCCCGAGTGTAAGCTCGTGTGGAGGAACGCCGAGGATGTTTCCCGTGGCGACTTCGTCATTACGCTCTACGATCTTCCGGAGGAGGAGGGGGGCTTCCCGGAGCCGCTGAGGGGGCTTATCCACGACGAGGAGGCGGCAGCCTATGTCCTTGGCCAATATGTCGGTGACGGCAGTGGTGCTACCCTGAACCGTAAGCGCATTGGCGGGTTCGCTATTGCGGCACACCACACCTCCGGTTTGCAGCAGGATGTTAAGTCACTGCTCTGGGATGGGTTTAGGGTGAAGGCCACCGCTCACCCGACTGCGGTGACTTGGAATTCTCGGAAAATGGTCCGCGCTATGGTGGCCGCTGGGTTCTCGGGGCATAGCAAGGACAAGCAGATTCCTGACTGGGTGTTTAACCTACCAAAACATCTTCAAGAGCAGTTTGCTGCTGGCCTCGTTGACTCTGACGGGTCCGTGCATCCTCGGGGGACCATGTCTTTCGGGGTATCTAACGAGAAGTTAGCCGAACAGTTCCGACACCTTCTGATGGGGCTCGGGTGTCCAGTCACCAGACTGCGCTACTCCTACGTAGACTCAAATTACGGCGGGTGTGATTTCTGGAGGTTTACGGTAAGCGCTATGCACTCATGGAGCCTACCCCTGCGGCACCCCACGAAGGCTGGTAGGGTGGCAGAGTGCAAAGCCAAGCCCGATACGGGCTTCGGCAAGCGCATACCTCGTTCTTACTGGCTTGATACTCTGGATTTGCCTGAAGGGTATAGCGTGCAGAAAGTTCGTGATGCCTACAAGACAGAGGAAGAGACGGTCTACGACCTCGCCACTGTTGGCAGCCACACGTTTATCGCGTCCGGAATCGTTACGCATAACACTTCACGCAATGACGAAAGAAACTTCCGCAAGTATGTGGTGGTGCCTCTTCTGGAATTGCTGGTCGGCAAGCTCAACGGCATCATGCCTGACGGAGCCCCCGCGTTGATCGAGGCTTACTCCGCCGCGTGGGAGATGCACTATGAGTTGTCTGGTCTCATCGACGTGGAGCAAACTCACAAGGACTACAAGCCCTTGGTGGATGTGGGTGCCATGTCTTTGAACGAGCTGCGGGAGGTGTGTGGTCTGGAACGAGTAAGCGATCCGTTGCTGGACGGGTATTACGTCGATCAGAGCAGGATTCCACTGGAGATGTCGGGCTTGACCCAGACGCCTTCAGACGAAGAGATTGATGACGCGACAGGAGGTGACCCGCCTGACCCTGAAGGTGACGAAGATGAGGGGGAGGGAGATGAGGAATGAACTTCAAGCCCCCGCACAGGAGACCTACAACGAGCAAACACACAGGATCATGACGCACATTCAACGTAGTTTTTTACAGAGATGGCTGCCAACCATTGCCATCGTTATTGCTCTCGGGGTTCACTTGCTGGTGATCGGCAGGTGGACAGCAAAAGTTGAGGCGCGGCTGGAAGCTGTGGAGAAGCACGCAAACTCAGAGTCCATCCACATGCCGTTGAAGGATAAGATCGAGTTTTTTATCACACGAAGGGAGTCGGACGCTGCCGACAAG